ATACACTCACGAAACGCTTGCTTTAGCGTTTTCAATCACTGAAGAAGCGATTGAAGATAACTTGTATGACAGACTTGCGTCTAGATATACAAAAGCATTAGCTAGATCTATGGCAAATGCTAAGCAAGTTAAAGCTGCAAACGTATTAAACAATGCGTTTGATTCAAGCTTTACAGGTGGTGATGGTAAGGAGCTTTGTGCTACTGACCACCCAATCATCGCTGGAACGTTCAAAAATGAGTTGTCTACAGCAGCTGACTTAAACGAAACTTCGTTAGAGCAAGCTCTTATCGACATCGCAGCAATGACTGACGAAAGAGGTCTAAAAATTGCGGCGCAAGGGACTAAGTTAATTATTCCTTCTGCTCTACAATTTACTGCTGAAAGACTTATGAAGTCTACAGGCAGAACTGGAACTGCAGATAATGACATCAACGCAGTTGGTAACATGGGTATGATTCCACAGGGTTATACTGTGAACCACTACTTAACTGATACTGATGCGTTTTTCATTAAAACTGATGTTCCTAACGGATTAAAAATGTTCGTTAGAGCACCGGTTAAAACTGCAATGGAAGGTGACTTCGAAACTGGTAACGTTAGATACAAAGCTAGAGAGAGATATTCTTTTGGATTCTCAGACCCTAGAGGTATCTTTGGATCACCAGGAGCGTAATCTAAATAATTTTGTGGCGGAACATCGTTCCGCCACATTGTACTAAGAAAGTAGAATTATGAAAAAATTCCTAATAAATATATGGGCTTATAATCATCACGCAAAATTTGAGGTTTTGTCTGAAGATAATGCCGATTCTCTTGAAAAATCAATCCTTGACAAGTTGGGAGAAAAAAGTATAAATTGGGAAAACCTTGGAATATCTTATGATAACAAGGTCAACAGAATAACCTATGAGGAGGTTATCGATGATACAAGACCTATACAAACAAAAAAGGTCCTTGGAGTTGAAGTGGGAACAGGAGCATCTATCTAATGGTAGATACACTCTTGAGATGGTCAGAATTGATGACAAAGTTAAAGAAGTCATTACAAAGATCAAACTGGAAGAAGCAGTTATTGCCCACAAGCAGAATAGAATTGAAGGTGCTGCTCCGCAAGTTTCTGTAGCTACTTAATAAAAAGCTACATCGTTGGAAAACATCATCCGCACTACACACTCTCTTGCGCTCTACTAAAAACTGTTGTATAAAAAACACACTATACAATTTATTAGAATACTGACGAGTATAGTCGACGGCCTAGAGACAGTATTCGGAAACTAGGAGGATACAATTATGGCAACTACAACTTTTTCAGGTCCGGTACGATCTGAAAGTACATTAAAAACTGTCAGTAAAAATGCCACTACAGGAGCAATTACTGAAATCATCACTATGGGTGATGGACCAGTTGCATTAGGAGATGAGAATAAAACTCTTGATAACGCAACACATAGCGGAAGAACTCTTGTAGTTCCTGCGCTTGCAGCTAATAGAACAATCACATTACCAGCGCCGGTTGCTGGTGCACACTTTAAATTAATTTATGGTGGCGCTGCAGAAGAAGCAGAAAATCTAATTATCGTAACACCAGGAAATACTAATTTCTTTATTGGTGGTATTGTTCATTTAGATTCAAACGCTGATAACGTATCAGTTTATTCTGATGGAAACTCTAACTCACAGCTAACTCTTACAGACTTTGGTTTATTTGAGATTAATATTTTAGCTAAAGATAGTACAAACTATTACATTTGGGGTTACCAAGAAGGTGCTGACGTACCTGCATTTGCAGATCAATAATAATACTTAATGTGAGGGCTTCGGCCCTCACAGTTTCTTAATTAAGGAGGGAAACATGGCAGACACAGTAACAGGACCAACTATCCTACAACAAAATGATAACAGAGTAGTTATTAAAATAGTAAACGAATCAGACGGAACAGGTAGCACTACAGTTTTTGGAGATGTCTCTGCGTTAGACGCTAGAGAAGATGGAACTGCAGTAGCTCACTTAGCATTACTTAGAGTTTGGTATTCATGTCAAGGTGGCGACGGAGGAGACTCTTTTGCAAGACTAGATGAAGAAGACTCAGATGGAGATATTCCTATTATCGGATTAACAGGCGCAGGATATTGGGACTTTAGAGAATTTGGTGGAATACCAGCAGATAAATCTAGTAATAGTAATCAAAGTGATGTTAACTTTGTTGTACCAGGTGCAGCTGATTCTGGTAACATGTATACGGTTATAGCAGAATTTCAAAAAATTTATTAGGAGTAACGAATGGCCAACACAACTTCCGGCACAGTTACTTTTGACAAAACTTTTGCAGTTGATGATATTATTGCAGAGGCATACGAGCGTATTGGTTCACAAGTAAGTTCTGGATATCAATTAAAATCAGCAAGAAGATCTCTTAATATTCTTTTTCAAGAATGGGGTAATAGAGGTTTACACTATTGGGAAGTAGGAGATACAAATATTGATCTTATTGAAGGTCAAGCAGAGTATACTTTTTATAGATCCAGTGGTGATGGAACATCTTCGGTAACTGTTGGTGGTACAAGTGGATCAAGTACATATGGTCTTGCAGATGTATTAGAAGCAACATTTAGACAAAACAGAACACAAACTACTCAATCAGATGCAGCGATGACAAAAATTGATAGATCAACTTATTCTAGTTTGTCTGCAAAATTATCTAAAGGAACTCCCTCTCAATATTTTGTTCAACGATTCGTAGATAAAACAACTGTTACTATATATCCAACACCAGATTCAACAGCTGCATCAAAAGATATGCACATCTTCTTTGTAAAAAGAATACAGGATGCAGACTCAACTTATACAGATGCAACAGATGTACCTTTTAGATTTGTACCTTGTATGGTTTCGGGATTAGCTTTTTATCTAGCACAAAAATTTAATCCACAGTTAGTTCAACAAATGAAACTATTGTACGAAGATGAATTAGCAAGAGCACTAGCAGAAGATGGATCTCCTTCTAGTACAATCATAACACCTAAAACTTATTATCCAGGAGCATAATGGCACAAGCAAGAGGAAAATACGCAAAAGCAATATCAGACAGATCAGGAATGGAGTTTCCATATAGAGAAATGGTTAAAGAATGGAATGGTCATTTTGTGCATATTTCAGAATACGAAGAGAAACATCCACAGTTAGAATTAAATTCAAGGTCAGGTGATTCTCAAGGTTTAAGAGATGCAAGACCTGACAGAGAAGAAAGTGAAGTAGCAAGACCCTTGGGCCCTGATCCTTTTGAAACGATTGCAGCATCTTCTGGTATTATAAATGTATTTGAAAAATCTCATGGTAGATCAACTAGTGATACTGTAAGATTTAGAGGTCCTATTTATACAACTTCTGACCCAGATGCTTTTCAAAATCCAAAAGGGTTTGATGGTATTACAGGAGCTAATTTAGCAAAAGCTGCAGGGTATTCTATCACTGTTGGCAAACGAGATTCTAGTGGTAATATAACTAATACAACAGATTTCTATCACTTTACTGTAGACACAAACACTGCTACAAGTGGTGGTATATCAGGAGGAGGCAATAGTTGTTCGGCTGGTCCAGCAACATTGACAGCGTAGTATGGCAGGATTAAGTGCATCAGGATTAAAAACACAAATAAGAAGCTACACAGAAGTTAGCTCAACAGTTTTATCAGACAGTGTATTAGAAAATATTATTTTAAATGCGCAATACAGAATTTTTAGAGATGTTCCAATTGATGCTGATAGAAAAACAGCTACAGGTAATTTTACATCTGGAACAGGAACTGTAACTGTGCCAGCGGGAGCTGTATTTATTAGAGCAGTGCAGGTTTATACTGCAACTGGATCTACTTATACTGGTGCTAATACTTATTTAGAAAAAAGAGATTTAACATTTTTAGAAGAATATATTTCAGCAACTACATCCACTGGAACACCAAAATATTATGCAATGCTAGATACAGGAGCAACTGGAGAGAGCTCATCAAACTCTGGATCTATTATTGTATCACCAACACCGAGTGCAACATTTGCGTATAAAATACACTACAATGCAGCACCAGCATTATTAGAAAATGATGACACTAATTATATTAGTATGAATTTTCCAAATGGTCTGCTATATTGTTGCTTGGCAGAAACTTACGCTTTCTTAAAAGGACCAATAGATATGTTACAACTTTATGAACAAAAATATAAACAAGAGGCAGAAAGATTTGGAGGAGAACAACTAGGTAGAAGACGAAGAGATGACTACACAGATGGAACAGTCAGAATCCCAGTCAACTCACCAACACCTTAAGGATTAAATTATGGCATCAACATTTTCAGATCTAGGTATAGAACTAATGGCAACCGGTGAAAATGC